TGATGCGTTCAATCAGCCGATTTATGAACAGTGGCTTGCGGAAGCCGTTGCCGCAGGTCACATTGAAGCAAACGGCTTTTTTGACGATCCGGCAATACGACGCGCGTGGTGTGGTTGCCTTTGGATGGGCGCGGCTATGGGTCACGTTAATCCGATACAAGAAGTCAATGCTGCAGAAAAGCGCATTAAGAACAACATCACAACCGAGGAACAGGAGGCCGCGGAGTACAACGGCAACGACTGGTCTGCGAATATCGTGCAGCGCAAAAAAGAGATCTATGCCAATAGCGAAATGAATGCAGGAGGAAAACAGAATGCCAAATCGTGACTTTATTCGGCTTCGGTTCACCGAACCGAAAATGCTTGCCGATACGGAAACAGCGGAAGTGAAGCTGTACGGGCAAGTAATTCGAGATCGCCGCGAGGAATGGAAATGGAGTAAAGAAGATAAAAGCGCATCCGACTTTGACAAAGCGATCAAGGATGTGCTCGCGGATGGCGCGAAAAAACTCAAGCTGCGAATCAACAGTCCGGGCGGCGTTGTCAATGAAGCAGTGGCTATGCGGTCTATCCTATGCGACGCCGGCTTCGAGGAAATCAACATCAAGATCGAAGGAATGTGCGCATCTGCGGCAACAATCCTTGCCACAATCCCAGGCGCACACGTTTCGATAGCGCCCGGAAGTCAGTACATGATCCACAGGTGTTGGACTATTGCGATCGGCAATGCGAACGATATGCAGAAAGTCATTGAGGACTTGCATTCGCTCGATCAGCAGGTGATCGAAATGTATGAGCAGCGAACGGGTCAGGAGTACGACACGCTCAAAGAATGGATGGATGCTACGAAATGGTTCACCGCGAAGGAAGCCGTGGAATCCGGATTTGCTGATGAGGTCAGCAAAGAAAAACAGACGCAGGCAGTAGCTTGCGTTACATCCGACATGATGGCCGCTATGCGTGAACTGTATGCGAGCGTTCCGGATGAAATCACCGTCAGTAATGAACCTACGCCAAAAGCCGCGTCGGGTTCGTCTGAAAATACAAATCCCAAGAAGGAGGAACAAAACCAGATGGACATTAAGGACATCACGATGGAGCAGCTGCAGTCGCAGAATCCGACGCTCTGTAAAGACATTGCCGACGCGGCGATCGCGGAGGAACGTCAGCGCGTACAGGACATCGACGATATGACGATTGCGGGCTATGAGGACATGGCTGCAAAAGCCAAAGCAGACGGTACATCCGCAATCGATTTCCACAAATCGATCGTTCAGGCACAGCGCGAGAAGGGCAAGAAGCACCTTGCAAATCGCGCAGCGGAGGTGGCTGATGCGTGCAAGGTTAGCGGAAGCGACCCCGAAACGAACGACGGTGCAGACTACGAGACGCAGATGACCGCACTCGTCAACGATGCCAAAGCAATCGCCGAAAGCGTGCGAAACGGCGACGGCGGCATGTATTAAGGGAAAGGAGAAAGGAAAATGAGTATGTTCGAAACCATCGGTACGAACAATCCTTCGTACCTTCTCGCAAATCCGTGGGATGCGGAGTTGATCGCGATCCCGTGTGCTCCCGGAAACGGTGTTGTCCCGCGGGGCACAATCATGGTCCATACCGGCGAAATGGGCTATGTGCCTGCGACAGCGGAAGATCTCACAGTCGGCGATCCCGTCATGCTCGCGGTGCTTGATGAGACTGTCGATACGACCGGGCGAGAGCTCGCAAATGATGCGGGTACCGTCTGCGAGGTCGCACGGGCGTTCAGGACCGGTCGGCTGATCCGCAACAAAGTTATGCTCGCGGATGAAGGCGAGCTTACGTTTGCGGTCGAAGCAGTACTGAACATGCACGGCATCTACCTGTGCCCGATCGTCGAAGATGACGACGTCGGCAATGTACAGTCGAGCGAATCTGAAAGCCCCGGCGTCGTGATCGATGTCCCCGGCATCTTGCAGCCGACCGTTCCCAGTAATCCGGAAAATCCCGGAATCTAAATATATCAAGAAAGGAGAAAACAAAACATGGATATCTTTTCCACAGCTGCACAGCTGAAGGTTATCGAAATCCTTCCGCGAGAGAATACGTTCCTCTACGACAACTGCGTCGGTGAGGAAAAGCCGATCGAGGACGATCATGCGATCTACGATTACCGGAAAGGCACGAAGATGATGGCGCCTTTCGTTCACCCCTATACGGGCGGGGTCGTGATGGAACGCGACGGATTCGAGACGCGCGAAATCGGGTTCTCCACCATTGCGCCTGAACGTCCGATCACCCTGCACGACGTTTCTACGCGATCCTTCGGAGAAGCGGTTCTCGGCGCGAAAACGCCCGAACAGAGAGCAAAAGAACTCATGGTTCGCGATCTCATGGAAATGCGCGCAGCGATTCAGCGCCGTCGTGAATGGATGGCACGTCAAGTGCTGCTGACCGGTAAACTCGAAATCTTCCGTTATACGAATTTCGGGCGTGACCGTCAGACCACGCTTATCGCGGACTATCAGTTCTCGAACACCTATACGCCCGCAAATGCATGGAACACCGCTTCCGCAGACATCGACTACGATATGCACGAGATGTTCGATCTCGTTTACGAAGGCGGCGGCATCGTCGACATGATCCTCATGGCACCGGACGCTGCAAGCGCTATGTTGGAGAACAGCGACTACATGAAGAAATTCGACGGTCGCAACATCGACATGGGAACGATCAACACAAAGTATCGCGGTCAGGGTATCCGTTTCATCGGATGGAACTCTGATGGTGTCGAAATGTTCTCCGTTTCCGGCAAGTTCATCGACGATGACGGCACAACGCAGCAGATTCTTCCGTCCGGCACGGTCGTCGCAATGGGGAAAGGCATCTTCAAATCACCTCATGGCCCGGTATCGCAGGTCGAAGAACCCGGCATGAACGCGAAGATGAAGACCTACATCAAGAAGGAAGTACCTCTGCGTTACGGCTCCGTAAAGGACAACTCCCTGTCTAATCGGTTGACGTCCTGTCCGACCATCATTCCGTTCAACGTCGATGCGTGGGCTGTTGCGCACGTTCTGTAAGGCAGGTGCTTTCAATGTATGTTGCAAAGCACTATGTCCGCGTGGACGGCGTCGTGTATGTCAAGGGGGAGATCATCGAAAAGGATCTCCCTCTTGAAACGGAAAAGCGTCTGTTAAGACTGAATGCGATTGAAAAAATCAATCCGCATCCGATCAATACCCCTGCGCCTGCACGGGACGATGCACCCGCGGCAACCCCGGACGATGTACCCGCGGCAACACCGGACGATGTACCCGATGAAACTCCGGAAGATGACGTTCCGAAGATTGACATCACGTCGGGTATCGTTATCGAGCCGAAGCAGGCGGAAAAGCCCAAAAAGAAAGCGAGTAAGAAGAAATGACAGTAAAGCTGACAAAGGATAATAAAACGGCTGAACTGCCCGACAGCTTTGCTTTGCGTCTGATCGAACAGGGCAATGCGGTTCTTGCCGAGAAGCCCGCTGCGGAGCAGCAGACCGAGATTGCGCCGCAGCAGAAGAAAAAGAAAAGGTGACATACTATGGCTCTTGTTGACCGTATCGCTGCCGATATAACGCGCGTGTTTTTACAGTTCGATCATTTTGCGGAAACGCATTATTGGAACGGATCCGAAATTCGGTGCGTCCTCGATGGAGAAACGGCGCTAAAAAGGAAGAACAACAACGTTAACGATATATCATGGGATAACAATACTCGTGAGTTTATTATCTTTACACCTGTTGATGGCTTCCCAGAAGCAAATGAGCCGGAACCGAACACAACCGCTATTTTTGATAAAAAACAAGTGCGTATTCGTGATGTAAATACGGAAATGGGAATGTACGAGATCCATGTGAGCGCTTATGATCCGAGGGGGATTATGTAATGCGAACGACCGAGAAACTCCAGAAGTTCAAAGTGTGGACGGAAGAAACGCTTTGCCGCGGGCGGCGATTAAAAGCGCCTGCGTCTGATCGTGACGTTACGAAAATCGTTTACCGTGAACCGAGCGTCTTTCTTGCGTGGTCGCCAATGCGACTGAATAAAGCGGGAGCGCTTGAACTTGACACGAGCAACACAACGCCGAGCATCACGATCATGCCGAGCATGTCCTATGCAAAGATGATCGAGGAAAAGCGGTTTGACAAATATCAAGGTGTTCACAGACCGGTCAACCTCGGTAATCAACTATCCGTCACAATGCTGTTTTCCGTCTTTGAGCCCGGCACACGGTTGCCGGGCTTTACTGAATCCGGCGACGCAAACGGAAAAGGTCTTGACCTCTCCTTGTTTCAAGATGGAACGGAACAGGGTCTTATGACGCTTTTGGACTGGATCGATGATGCAAAGAAAGCGCTGCTGCAAGAGATGTGCATTCCGGGTACGGACATGGCGCTCAATGAGCAATCCATTGTCTGGTCATTGTATACGGATCAACAGTATGTCACAGATCGCAGACCTATCTACTACGGCTTCATCAACTGCACGTTCGGCGGTTATGTGGACGAAGGCAACAAAAGAACAAATAAATATCTACTTTAGGAGGTAAAAATCTATGGCAGATTATCTGCATGGTGCATATTCTGAGATTTCGGCTATCGGCACACGTGTCGCTGACGAAGCTCGGAATGCCATGGTTTACATCGGCACCGCGCCGGTACAGCAGATTGCGGGCGGCGCGGACAATGTCAATAAGCCGGTCCTTGTCCGGAATATTGCCGAAGCGCGCAAGTTTTTCGGCTACTCTGATGACTTTGCATCGTATACGCTTTGCGAAGCAATGCACGTTCATTTCGAGAAGAAGGGTGTCGGACCGCTCGTGCTTATCAACGTACTCGATCCGGAAAATGCAAGCATCAAGTCCAGTACGCAGACTTCGATATCTCTGACGCCTTCTGGCGGCAAGGTAACGATTGCAAACGCGGAAAACATCATCGTTGATACGATCACGATTCAGGGCAAGACGAAGGGCACGGACTTTGATACGTCCTACGACTTTGCAAAGAAGATCCTCACGATCTACGAGCTTACGTCCGGTGGTCTCGGCTCCTCTGCGCTGACGGTCAAATACTACACCGTTACGCCTGCAAGTGTCACGGACGCTATGGTTGCCGGCACGACGGACGATCTCGGTACCAATACGGGCGTATATGCCGTTAAGGATGTCTATCCGCTGACCGGCTATATTCCGTCCTTCATCATCTGTCCGGGCTTTTCTTCGCACCCGACCGTTCACGCCGCAATGGTCGCCGTGTCCAAAAAGATCAACAGCCATTGGGACGCATATCTGTTCACGGATATTCCCATTGTTGACGGCGAAACGGCAATCACCATTGCTACTGCCGCGACATGGAAGAATACGAACGGTTATAATCAGCCGAATGAAACGACACACTTTCCGCTTGCGAAAGACGCAGACGGCACGATCTACCACCTTTCCGTCCTTCGCGCTGCAAACATGCAGCAGCTCTTGATTGAGCAGGACGGCATTCCGTACCGTTCCGCGTCCAACACGGCGCTTGAAACTGTC